TTATTGGGTTTCTGAAGAAGAAAAATCTGAAAAAATAGAATGGTGGGGAGAAAATGAAAATGATTCATATACTTCTGGAACAGCTGCAATGAAACTTGCTTGTATCATGAACCCCAAAGAAGATATCTATTGCATTGGATTTGATTATTATTTGGATAGGACAGCTGACAATATTTTTTTAGGAACTAGACATTACAGATATGCATCAAATATAGAAGAAGCACATCAGTATTTTAACTCTAAAAAAGGAACCCAGTTTGATAGAGAAAATTGGATAAAACAACATAAAAGAATAGAGGAAGAATTTGATAATAAGATTTATCATGTGGGAAAACATTTAAACTACGTAGATTTTGAAGAATTACTGAATAAATAATAGTATGAGCGCATCAAATAAAGTACCCGAAAATTTAAACTATCTCTCCAATGTCAGTTTTCGTCTAACAATGGAAGATGCACCACATCTTACATGGTTTTGTCAATCTGCGAATATTCCAGGCGTCTCAATAGATTCTATTGAAGTTTTTAATCCACACGCAACAATTCCAGTTAGTGGCACCAGAGTTAGTTTTGAAGAGTTATCTATTCGTTTTATTGTAGACGAAGAGATGAAAAATTGGGTTGAAATTTACGATAGAATAATAGCACTTGGACTTGCAGAGGGACATGACAAATATCGTAAACTTCAAAACAGTGGTTCTAATCTAACTGCAAGGGGTGGTACAGTTTCAAACATTATTCTCACACTTTTAACAAGTGCAATGAATCCCCAGATGGAGTTTCATTTTTTTGATGCATTTCCAATCAATGTATCATCTGTAGAATTTGATAGTTCAGCAGCAGATGTAGAATATTTTATTGCAACCGCTACTTTTCGTTATGTTAACTATGAAATCAAAAACCTATTGAATAATTGATATCTATATAATTTATGACAATTGATGAAATAATGACAATGTGGGAGAATGACTCTCACATTGATGACACAGATTTAGATAATGAATCTTTGAAGATACCAAATCTTCACCAAAAATACTTAAACATTTACAGTAAAGAGAAACGCAAACTCTCTGACTTGAAGACACACTGGAAGGTGTTGTTTCAACAAAGATGGGAGGTAGTGATTTCTAAAAGTGGTAAGGCTCCAGAACATAACATACGACTGTCCAAGACGGAACTTGAGAAGTATTATGTCGCTGCTGATGAACCACTACAAAAAGCAGAAAAGATTCTTAACGAGCAGGAAGCAAAAGTAGAGTATCTGAGTAAGGTATTATCAATCATTGAAAACCGAAGTTTCCATATCAACAATGCAATAACTTGGAGGAAGTTTGTTGCTGGACTTGGGTGATAATGGAATTGGAAATAAATTCAGTTGATAATGTCTATATTCAAATCTCATGCGAACCATCTCTGAAGATGGAACTGAATCACTATTTTCGTTTTCGTCCAAACAACTATCAATTCATGCCCATGTTTCGTGCGAAGAAATGGGATGGATATGTATATCTTTTCAACAACGATAGTGGAAAGATATATTCAGGTCTAAAAAAAGAGGTTTACAGATTTGCAAACGATAGAGAATACAGAGTAAAAGACAATACTGTATCTGAAAATTTAAACATCACAAACGAAGATTACTTTCAGTTTCTCACATCGTTTCCTTGTGAATACAAACTAAGGGACTATCAAAGCAATGCAGTACGATATGCAATAGACCAAGAAAGATGTCTTTTACTTTCACCAACAGCTTCTGGAAAATCACTCATCATCTATTATTTGATGCGATACTACTTTCCAAGAAGAACATTGATAATCGTTCCAACTCTGTCACTTGTGAATCAAATGTATTCTGACTTTGATGCTTACGCAGATAAAGATTTTGAAGTGAAAAATCACGTTCATCAAATCTATGGTGGACAGGAGAAGGAGTCGGACAAGGAAGTAATTATCTCAACTTGGCAATCATTGTATGAACTCAAGAAACCTTTCTTCAATGATTTTGAGGTAGTGATTGGTGACGAAGCACATCTGTACAAAGCAAAGTCACTTACAAAAATAATGAAAAACCTAGTGAATGCTCCTTATCGTATTGGAACAACTGGAACATTGGATGAAGTAGAGGTACACAGGTTGATTCTCACAGGGTTATTTGGACCAGTAAAAAAGGTCACGACAACAAAAGAACTTATTAAGAAGAAAACACTATCAGAAATAAACATTCGGTGTTTGGTTCTGAAGTATCCCAAAGAGTCGGCTATGATTGTGTCAAAACTGAACTATCAAGAAGAGATTGATTTTTTGGTAAGTAATTCTGAGAGAAATAAGTATATATGTAATCTCGTAGACGGATTGAGAGGTAATTCACTCGTATTATTTCAATTAGTAGAAAAACATGGCAACATTCTGTATGATATGTTGCAAGATAAACTGGACAACTCAAGAAGAGTATTTTTTGTATATGGAGGTACAGATGCAGAGTCAAGAGAACAGGTCAGGTCTATTATTGAAACTGAAAAAGATGCAGTTATTTGTGCTTCTTATGGGGTATACTCTACCGGCATCAATATTAGGAATTTGCATAACATTATCTTTGCTTCTCCTTCTAAATCACGCATCAGAAATCTACAATCAATAGGAAGAGGTTTGCGAAAGTCAGACACAAAGTCAACAGCTTCACTTTACGATATCGCAGATGACCTAACATTTAAAGAGAGGAAAAACTATACACTCAATCATTTTATGGAAAGAGTCAAAATTTACAGTTCAGAACAATTTCCATATCATATATACACCATACCAATCAAAGGATGAATATGGACTCAAGCATCAAATACGTTAAACTTTCCACAGGAGATGAACTTCTCACAATTTTAGAAAAACCAGAGGGAGGTCTTTTCCATTTCAAACATCCAATCAAAATATCCCACATCCTAGACGAAGACGGCGAAGATGGTGTGCGTTTCACCAAGTGGATACCATTCACAGAAGACCACTCCGTACCAGTATCCGCCAAATACATCGTCACCATGGCTTCTCTTTCAAAGAAGATGAGTGAAATTTACGATGATATTCTAAAAGAAGTGAACGAACATCAAGAAGATTTCGTATCAGAAGAGATGCTCAAGAACATGATGATGAACTAGTATTGTCTGTATATACTATTATTCTTAAAGACTACAGTCTTATTATATCGCCTCAGGCAACAATGTCAAGTGTAAAAAACATACTTGACATTTAGTCTGTAGTCATGTATAATACTTGTATATGATTAAGAAAATTATAATTACTGGTGTCAAAGGATTTATTGGATATCAACTATATCTCAAATTGAAAGAAGAATATGAGATATTTGGTATTGATAATTGTTCTGGTAAGGGGGTAAATGAGAGAAAGATCAATTCTTACTATCATGGACATTTTGATCAATTTAAAGGTATAAATGATGTTTATGCATTAATACATCTAGCTGCAAAAACAGGAGTTCGTGAATCTTTATTGTATCCACAATTATATCATCAAACTAATGTAGTTAGAAGTGAATCTTTGTTTGAAGAGTACAAAAATATAAAAAAAATAATCTATGCTTCAAGTTCATCTGTCAAAGAAGTTTTAAACCCATATGCAAAATCAAAACAAGAAATGGAAAGAATAGCTCCTGTCCATGCAATTGGATTGAGATTTCATACAGTGTATGGTCCACTTGGCAGACCAGATATGTTGATTCGTATGTTGCAAGAAGATAGATGTGATTACATTACAAATCATACAAGAGATTTTACTCATGTCTACGATGTAGTTAATGCTATCATAACTTGCATAAAAAATGATGTTATGCCTGGTGTATATGATGTTGGTTGTGAAAGATCCATATCAGTTAAAAAAATTGCAGAACTAATGGGTAAGAACCTACCAATGAAAGAAGTTGAAAATGAAATGAAAAACACTCTTTCAGACTGTACAAAACTTAAAAAGTTTGGATGGAAATCAAAGATTGACATAGAAAAAGGATTACAATTAATTTAATTAATATGAAAGGAACCCTGTGCCAAGAAAGAAACAACATTATGTTGATAATTCTAAACTCCTTGAGGTTATGAGCGAATATCGTGAACAATATCTAATTGCTAAAGATAATGATATAGAACCACCAGTAATACCAGATTATGCAGGAGAATGCTTTTTAAAAATTGCAGAAAAACTATCACATCGTCCAAACTTTATCAACTATGCATTTCGTGAAGAAATGGTAAGTGATGGGATAGAAAACTGCGTGATGTATGCTAATAATTTCAA